GTATGGGCGCCGAGGAGCTGTCCCATTGGAAGGTTCCAGATGGCAATGGTGGATGGAAAGATAGGGCCTACCCGCCCGCAACCCGCGAGGAAACACTATGAGCTACATTGATGAACTGCACACCAAGTGGCCTCTCTGGTCAGATGGTGACTGGTGCCACGAAGCCTGCGCCGAGGTTGACCGCCTCCGTGCCGACGTTGCGCTGGCAACCGAGACCATCACCAAATGCCACAAATGGATCGAGGACGCAAAGCCGCTTCTAGAAAGGGGCGGTGAGGCGGAGAGGCAGCTCGCCGCAGCACGCGCGAACGGAGGCACGCCATGAACCCCCTTATCTCCGTCCTCCACGCAACCTACCGCCGCCCGGAGAAGGCCGTGGCGACCATGGAGCATTGGATGCGTGGTGCGAACAACCCCGCACAGATCGAATATATCTTCATTGCCAACGCCGACGACGAAACCGCGCCGCATCTGGCCGTGGGCGCATCGCAATTCATCCCGCAGATCACCGTCATTCGCGCCGATGTGAAATCGAGCGCCCCCGCATGGAACGTCGGGGCCAATAACGCCAAGGGCAAGCTGCTTGTGCAGGCGTCGGACGATATGTTCCCCGCCCCTGCATGGGACGCTGTTCTCCTTGAGCGCGTTGCGGCCAACGGCGGGCTGGACGAGCCCATGGTGATTGGCGTCTCGGACGGCTACCGCAAGGACCGCCTGTGTTGCACCGCCATTTGCACAACGGCCTACCGCGACATGGAGGGCCATTTTCTTTTCCCAGGTTATCGCTCCATGTTCTCGGACGACGAGTTCACTATCCGCGCCATAGGCCATGCCGCCGACGGGGAGGCAAAATTCGTGGAGGCCCGTGACTTGGTGTTCAAGCACGAGCACCACTACCACAACAAGGATGTCCCGATGGACCCAACCTACCAGCACCAGAATAGCGGCGAGGCATACGCGCAGGGCTCCAAGCTGTTCGTGGAGCGCAACCAGAGGCTAATTAGTCGCGGATTCAGGACTTGGTAACTTTATGATTAAACCAAAGCCGGCATTTACAGGGCCGTTGAGCCTTACGATCAAGCGCGTCGAAAACGGGTGGATTGCCCAGAATGGTGCCGTAACCGCTGGCACATCGACATACATTTACGCGCCCGAAAAGACATGGGTGTTCACGAACGCCGCCGACATCAGCAAGTTCGTCAAGAAGCAATACGGATAATGGAAGCCCGCATCTACATCGCCATTCCCGTCAAGGACCGCAAAAAGATCGTCTCCTGCTGTCTGCCCACGATCCGTGACACGCGGCAGGCACAGGACTTCCTTGTGCTGTCGAATGACGGTTCGACCGAGTTCGACAACAACTGGATCTGGCAGTTTGGCGACCAGATACGCAGCTTCAATCCCGGCATCGGCATCCAAAACCAGAGGCGGCTCCATTTCTGCAACTATTGGGAGCAGCGGCACGCCTACACGCATCTGTATCTGACGGACAGCGACATTTTCCATGACCCAGGCTGGCGCAAGCACGCGCTCGAATTGCAGGCGCAGCACGCGGGAGCGTTGGTCTGCCTTTACAACACCCGTGCCCACACGAATATGATAGGGAACGTATTCGAGGATGATCCTAAGAGCAACGTGTTCTGGCAGAGTTATGCGCCGGGATGCTCGTATCTCCTGACACGCGAGCACGTCGAAAAGATCATGCACGTCATCGACGACATGGCCCATTGGGATTGGTTCGTTCCGAGCGTTCTCGGCAACCGCTGCGCCGTGTCGCGTGTGAGCTATTGCGACCACATTGGCCAAGGAGGGGAAAGGCATGATGGAAGTCCGGGCTACGACGGAGGCGACCGGGCCACGAACCCGACCCCATGGCTTGTTGAAAAGCGCAAGGAAATCGTCAGGATGCTATCGGCGTGAAAAAGAAAATAACTGTCATTATCGAGGGCGAGGATAACGGGAAGTATTTCCGCTCCATCCATGTGATAAAAGGCGAGGAAAACGCCAATATCGAGGCGATTGCCAATTCTTCATCGAGAAAGTGCGAATTACATTCCTCGTTGAGCCCGCTCGCGCAAATATACATAGTGCAACCGCTCCCATGAGACGCATTAAAATCATCAACGGCATTCGCATCCTAGAATGCAAATGTGATTCCTCCCAACTGACCGTGAGGCTGCCAGCTCTTGTAAAGAACTTCTGTCACTTGTGCGGAATTAAGAAGCCATGAGCCGCCTATTCGTATCGACCGACCAGAACCTAATCGACTTCGCGTGGCTGCACCGCACGCTTGAGGCCGAGTATTGGGGCTGGGCGTACACCAAGGAAAAGGTCCAAGAGAATGCCGCCAATGCGCTAAGTTTCGGGATTTACGAGCGCCTTGACCCAAGCGGCACCGTGAACCAGCTAGGCTTCGCCCGCGTCATCACCGACAAGGTTTCGTTCTCCTTCATCTGCGACGTGGTTGTGGACAACGGCCGACGCGGCGAGGGCATCGGCACGAAACTCATGGACTGCATCTTGGCGCACCCCGACGTGAAAAAGACGATAACGATACTAGGGACGAAACAGGCGTGGCTTTTTTATGAGAAGTTCGGCTTCCATGCGCCGGCCCAACCGATGATGCAGAGGGATCCCATAAAATGACCGACAAGGAACTCATAGATTCCGCGATACGGAACGACGTGGGGTGTTGGTTTGAGTCCGACAACGCGAAGATTGTGGATAAGGCCCACAACACGGTGACGCCGCGCCAAAACTATCTTCAAAAGAAGGTGCAGGATACGGTATTTCGCTTCGAGCAATTAGGGCTTCCGATTCGCATTATCGGCCTAAAACCCCGTCAAAAAGGCAGCACGACATACTTCGGGGCGCTCGACTACCACACGATGCGGAGACGCCCGACATCATATTGCGTAATCGGCGGACAACTGAGCCAAACCGATTCCCTTTGGGCGATGCTGACGTGCTATAATTCCCACGACCGTTTTGCATGGGGAAACACGGGGGATGTTACGGCGACGGCGGGCTCTTGGTCTAACGGGAGCCTGCTTACGGCGGAAACCGCAAACGACAAGCTGGCCGGCATCTCGAACACCTATCAGGGGTTGCATTGCACGGAGGTCGCACGTTGGCAGCGTTATGGCGTGGCGAACGCAGCGGGGGTTCTATCTAACATCCTCAAGTGCGTTCCGCTTTTGCCGAATACGATAGTCATTCTTGAATCGACCGCAGAGGGCGCAAATGGAAGCTACTATGAGCGGTTTGTCAGCTCCGTGGACTGTGAGGATTTTATTTCAGGGAAAGTCACAATTCAAGAGGGCGACTACGTTCGTATCTTTGCGCCATGGTTTGAGTTTGAGGATTCGGTAAAGCCGAAGCACCTGACCGATGCCGAGAAGAAGCATATTGAGGCGACCCTTGACGCCGACCCGTCCTACGATGGCGAGAAGGATTTAATTGCCAGCTACGCCGTCACGGACGGGAACGGCGTCAGACACCTTGGGGGCTCCGTTAAGTCCCACGACATTTGGGAGCAGCTTGCGTGGAGACGCTACGCGATCGAGAAGGAATGCGAAGGCGATAAGAACATCTTCGATAGGGATTTTCCCCACAGTTGGCAAACAGCCTTCCAGAAATCCGGCCAGCAGCGGTTTAACGCGGGCGGCTTGGCGATGCTGCGCAAGCGAATCAGCCAGCGTGCGGCGCTGTACGGCATTCTGGAGGAGGCCCAGGGGCGCATGGCATTCAGGCCGACCGACAAGAACGAGGCCCGCGTGATCGTCTATGAGAGGCCCACGCCGGGGCGAAGGTACATCCTTTCCGTCGATCCCATGACGGGGGCCATGCAGGCGACAGGCGAGGATCCCGACTACCACGGCGTTTTTGTACTGCGGGAGGGCTATTGGGATTCGGCGGGCAACTGGAACCGGACTGCGGCTGTGGCGCGAATCATCCCCTGCCGCTGGGACATCGACGTTCTGGAGCTGGACGTGTGGCGGCTTGCGCGGTTCTACGGGGATTCCTCGGGCTGCAAGATCGTGATTGAAATGAACATGGACCGTGGCCTTACGGAGCTATTGAAGCAGCGCGGGGCGGACCTGTATATGCGGGAGGTGTTCAACCAGACCGAGTACAAGACGACCAAGGCTTACGGGTATCTGACCATGGAAAAGACCCGCGAGAGGGTTGTGGAGAGCCTAGCGGCGGCAATCCGCGAGCACTCGACTCCCGGCGAGGGAATCGACATTTGGGACGAGCACGCGATCGTCCAATGCGAGAACTTCATACGAAAGGGCAATGGGCGATCTGAGGCAGCGGAGGGCCACCATGATGATGATATTTTCGGCATTGGCATCGGGCACTTGCTGATAACTCACGCCACGACGTACCTGCCGAATCGTGGCGGGCAGGGATTGCCGCCTGACTTGGCGGGGTTGGTGAACGCCCCAGGCCCGCAAGTGTCGGCGTTTTCTTGACAGTGGGTGCTAATCGCGTGAATCGTTGCGGCGCAGGGTGGAGAAGTAGGATCTCACCTGACTCATATTCAGGAGAACGCGGGCGCACCTCCCGCCCCTGCAAAAATCTCTAATTTGACACGGTGCGAGGGCTCCCGTAAGCCGTTGGCGAAACATAAACCTTAACCCGTCTTTCCCATGCCCTTACTTCAAAGCGATATTGCCATCCCGTTCGGCGGTTCGATCCCCCTGATTTCCCGTTTCACGGTGGCAACTCTGCCGACCGTCAACCCGACCAGCACCTTTGCGCTCGTAACGGACGGTTCCGCCACGGTCAATCAGACGGGCATCGCCCCGGTTGGCGGCGGGT